TTTGGCATGCCCCCTTTTCGTATTTTCCCGGAAAAAACAACCGGGAAATATAAAAAAGTAGTGGGGAAAATTTATTTTAAATTTTTATTTTCTAAAGAAATTTATTAAATAAATACATGAAAAAAAATTAACATTCGTGCCATATAATAGACATACGTAATGCCCATCTCTGAAAAAAAAAACATTTTTTAATAAACTTTTTTTTTTAAAAAATATAAAAAATATCAACTTACAATTTCCCATTGACAATGGATATAAAAAAAATTTATTTTAAATTTTTATTTTCTAAAGAAATTTATTAAATAAATACATGAAAAGAAATTAACATTCGTGCCATATAATAGACATACGTAATGCCCATCTCTGAAAAAAAAAACATTTTTTAATAAACTTTTTTTTTTAAAAAATATAAAAAATATCAACTTACAATTTCCCATTGACAATCAATAAAAATAAGTTCATCCCATTCTTCTTTATATATTTGACAGAAGATTAATTCCAATGCTAAGTTAGACGGACGCGGTCCATAAGTTCTGGGAAAACTCGGTAAACAGGAATAAGGACTGTAAATTTATAATTCCATATATTTTTATTGTACTATTTTTAATAATTATTATTTTTTTAAAAAAAAATTAATTTAGATATTTACTAATTGTAAATGTTGACGCCTAAACAACCTCGAATTTCTTCAATTTCCAAGGTATCAGGAACAACACATGATGTTGGATGTTGGAATGATTCAGGAGCCCAATAACCACGATATTGATATTTTTTTTCTGTCCAATTCCAACGATATTCTTGACGCCAAACAATTTTATCGACATTACTTTTAATTTGCTTTTTAAGATCTATTGAATTAAGTGGCCATTTAGAAAAATTATTTCTTCTAGGTACGGCATCTACCCAATCGGGAATTAAAATTTGAATTCTATAAAAAAAATAAAAATAACGATAATATAATTATGTAAATTTTTTTAATTAAATATATAAGAAAAAATAATAAAAAATACATACCCTCTACAACCGCCAAATATATTATCCAATTGTATTTTTTCCAACTCGAAACGTTTCCATATTAAAAAACTAGTTACATCAGTTACGCCACTTCTAGATAACTCAAGGGCTAACATATATGAATCATAAGAAATATGATTAGAAGACATATTTTTTTATAATTAAACTCACAATTATGAAAAAAAATTTAATTTAAAAATTTAGATATTTTTATATCTCTTTATCAAAAAATAAAAAGATTAAACGTATAAGACGTCTTCATAACATGTTACCTGGATATATATACACTCTGAAATAAAAACTCCCACCACTTTTTCGTATATATTTCCCGAGTATGTTCTGAGATTCGACTCGGGAAATATATACGAAAAAGTGGTGGGGGTAATCCAAAGTGTATGTTTTTTTTCAACTTTCTGAAAAAAAAAATGAAATGCTGAAAAAAAATATTATTTAAAAAAAT